AAGAACTACGTCAGCGAGCAATTGCTGTGCGGGGTTCCCAAGAGATAGGCAAAACCGACCACTGGTTCAAACTCACATCCGCCAAGCGATTGGCAGGTACTTTGGCATTTATTGACAAAGTATCGGAAAAAGGGAGTAATCCCCAATTCAGGGAGTTGATCCAGCTGTTGTCCGTATACACTTCTTTTCGTCTTCCCGACCGCGCGAGCGAGGGAGACTTCAAGAAAATGTACGACGCGATGTCACACACTACAGAAGTAGTTGACTACCCAACCATACCCGCCAAGGTCCTCTATCGATTAAGGCTGCCGAAAGGCAATCCCGATCGAGTCCGTCACGAAATCTTCGTGAGGAACGGATCTTGGTGGGATGTTGCGTTGAGAGATATCAGAAAGGATAGATTAGCAATAATCAACCCTGCTCCGATTATCAACAACTTTAGTGTTGACAGTGATGTTGTGAGACATGCATATTGGCTTCTCATGGAGGAGTCTATTTGGAACCGTAGGAACGTTCCACCTAGGCAAATCCACCGTAATTCCCCTTATCTCAAAGGGTCTTACGGGCTAGAGACACCCCGACGTCACGAAGTCCCGAAAGGGATGGGTAACGTTCGGTACCGTATCCAACCTAACGGGAAGGTACGGTTCTATGCAGCCCCGCATCCAGCAGTGCAAGAACTTCTGAAGCCTCTGGGCGATCTCGTATACCACCTACTGCGCTCTGCGCCGTGGGACTGCACCTTTGATCAAGGGGCGGGTATACGGAAAGTCCAAGAGTGGTTGAGAGAAGGGAAAAGTTGCTCGTCGATTGATCTGACGTCCGCAACTGATCTCTTCCCACTCGAGTTTCAGAAGAATGCGCTACTTAAGATGGTCACTCTCTTTCAAGGGAGGTCACACATCTATATCACGTCGCTGAAGTGGCACTTAGAGCTATTCACGTTCATATCCAGGGGAGAATGGCTCCTCCCGGAAGATATGTCCGATGCTCTAAAATTATCACGCGGGACAACACACCGCTGGAAGACCGGCCAACCCTTGGGTACGTATCCCTCTTTTGGGATATTTGCCCTCGGGCACGCGGCACTTGCACTTCGTGCATGCGCCGAGGTTGGGGTCTCAGCAGTAGAAGCTCCGGGCTGCTTCGTCATTCTCGGTGATGACATTGTCATTAACCGAGATGACGTCGCTAGTCGGTATCAAGAACTTCTTGGTACCCTAGGTGCGAAGATTTCGGATGGAAAATCCATCTTCAAGTCTTCAACCCTTG